TCTCCGTTTTGCATTTCAATATTTTTATTATTAATACGTATTGGCCATTTTGTTCCATCACTATCCCATTTAACAGTGGCAGATATTTCACAAGATGGTCTATCTGTATGTGGTTTTAACTCTGCATTATATGTATACATTCTAGTATAAGAATATGTTGGTAATAGTTTTAATCCAGTTTCTTTTTCCATTAATTTTAATTTATTAATTAAAATAGTTTCGGAAAAACAGTCTGCGTAAAACATACTGTCACCGTTATTATTTTGTTTATTATCAAAACTATGTGAGTTTCTTTTATGTTTTAAATGAAAATAATGGCTACCTAATTCTAATTCTTTTTTTGAAAGAAAATTTTTTATTAATTTGTATCTAAAATTTTTTCTTATGATGCCCATGATACTACCGTAAATCTTTTACCTTTCCTTACTGGATTAACTTTGTGAACATATAAAAAATCACTAGGCCAAATAATTAATCTAGATGATTGAGGTTCTACTTTTGCTATTAATTCTTTTTTTGTGGGTTCAAAAAACTCTAACTCTCCTCCTTCATAGTCATCGTTTAAAAATAAAATAGATGAAAGAATTCTAGGATTAGCGGTAAAATTATCTATGTGTTCTTTATAATGACACCCCTGGTCATATTTCAAAAGATTTATAGCACTTATAGCAGAGATTGAAGTCCCAGCAAAAGGCGCTACTTCTTTACTATACTCATTAAATTTTTTTTGAAAAACAGATCCTAAATAATTACCCCAATGAGTTTTTGTTTTAGATTTGTTGTCAAAATTAATTAGATCTATACCACCAACATCTCTTATATTTTTATCAACAATATTTTCTTTACCTAATCCAGCATCATCAAACGATTGTGTTAATGACCATTTAATTAATGAAGACACGTTTTCTAAAGGTAAAGTATTATCGTAATCTTTAATATAACTTTCTAAATTCATGTTTAAGAATATAACTTTTTTATAAAAAAAGTAAACTAAAAATATATTTCTTGAACAAATATTTGAGGACAACCAGGAAGATTATAAATATATTCTAATACGTTGTCGTTCGCATC